GCAGCACCGTACTGAGACTGCCTTGCCTTCTCTTACTTCACCACCGTAGTGCGAGACTATCGCTCCTATGGGGATTGAGTTTGCATCAACGGAACCTTTGAACCGTTTCGCTTTACGTAACCTGTTCCAGTCTTGTGCTGGCATACACACCCCTTGTCTTCGCACTTATCGTGCCAATGCGCTGCTCGCTTAAAGTGATTGACCGTGTTCTCTTCCCCGGCTTTGGTGCAATATACGCAGATCACGCTGGATCCTGTTCCTCATCTGGTAGAACTTCTTCTACTGCTTCTACTACTTCGACTACTTCTTCTTCTGGTGTTGCATCCCAAGTTTCTGTACTTGTAATTTCTCCGCCTGGTACTGGCATTATTCTTTCTCCTTTAACCATTGTGTTAGGTCCTGAATGACCCAAGCCTTATCTATCGAAGCGTTGCGACGCTTAACTATGACGTATGACAAAGGTACTTCCCCAAGCCCCCGTGCCTTTGCATAGTTAAGCGCCTCAACCTGTGCTTCACTCCAGAACTCCGGAAGGTTTAGCGCCTTCCTGTTCTTGAGTTCTAGTATGTATGTCTTCCCACTTACGATACATACCAGATCTCCCTCGTCATTTGCGCCAGCCTTGGTGAGCCTTTCAGCTAACGCTCCTGCCGAACGGAGAAACTTCATTACATCAGTCTCAAACTGGGCGCCTTTGCGCCCGTTAGGGTTTGCCATCTTTACCCGTGTCATAGACTGCATTGCCGTTCTCATCTACTGTTACCTTCAAGATACCTAATTCGATAAGTACCAGTATCAGATTACGCATATCATTGCGTAGTTGTTTGATCTCGTTCTTCACATACTGCAACTCTGTATTAGCCATTTACTATGTAGTTCCCTTGGTAGTTATTCATAGCGTCGTTCTTAATCATAACACCCCACGCATCCTTATCCGATATTTGACAAGCAGCGTAGTTCACAAAGAGTGTTGCGAAGTCTGAAGCATCAGCAGTGTGTGGCCCGAAACGGTTCTTAACTGCTGCTACGCATAGCGTTGCTTGGTTCGGGTCGTAGCCAAGCGTTAGGATTAACGCCGGCAACTGACTTACCTTGCCGTGAATAGCACGGCGAGCAGGTGGTTTCGATGGTGAACCATACTCGCTTTGCTCGCTAACGTGGTGCAGTACCAGTACGCAGGCTTCAGTCTTACGTGCCATATCGTGGAGTTCCATCATTATCGCACGAAGACCAGCCCACTCGTTATCTGTTTCTGCTGCCACGTTCATTAAGTTGTCAATGACAATTAACTCCGGAGCCTCGCCGTAAAGCTCCACATATGCCCTGATCTCTAACTCAATATCATCTAGTGATGGTGATGAGTCAAAGACAAACTGTATGTTCTCCATATCGGAAAGATACTTATCGTAATAGTGACGGCTATTATTTAGATTAGCTTCCACCAGTAGTTGACTGTGTCCTGATAGGTGAGAGGCTGCTCTCATCATCACAGTTGGTGTATCAGTATCGGCTGAGAAAAACAAGGTTGGAACCTTTGCTTTAACTGCATAGATAAGAGCAAACATACTCTTACCAGCATTAGGTGCAGCAGCAACCATACATACCTGACCTCTACGGAACTTGATCTGCTTCTTAGCAAGATCTTTCCATACGTCAGGTAGTGGTGTTGCATTGGTATTGCTACCACGCCACGCCCTAGTAAGATTTAGCAACGTATTCCTCTCTCGGTAGAACTATTCCTCTTTGCCTTCTGATATATTTTCTTTTGGCTGCGGTGATACCACCCCAAGTGCCAAACCGTTCCTTGTTGATTCCCCATTCTGCACACTCTGCAAGGTGGGGACAAATCTTGCAAACGTTTATAGCCTGTTGAGTGTGGACTCTATCTCCATCCTCTACTTCAGGAAAGAAAAACTCCACACCCACTTCGGCACAAGCTGGGTTCTCATAGTTCCAGGGAACCCGCATAACTTATCTAATCCAGACGGTATCGCACTTGTCTGTGGCACCCTTAGGTGCAGCGCACATCCAACCTTTCCAAGGACCCTTCTGTCCTACGCCTGAACGAAACGCCATTGAACCGTGCTTACAATCAGGTGCAGTTGCATCTGTTGCAGAGACAGTTGTTGCGCCTAATGCTTTCTTAGCATAGGCGATTGATCCACCATTTGACTGTGGAGTTGTACCTAATGTGGTACCAGTTGTTGTTACTAGTGTTGCTAGGTCAGCTATTGAAGTTAGAGATGTCTCTAGTTCAGCCTGACTTGTTGCATAAAGATTTACTAGAGTTCCATCAGATAACTTATAGTTAATCTGGAACTTAGTGCTTTCCGGTGCAGCCATTACTTACCTCCAGTATGTTTGACAGATAATCTTATTGATTCCTGTCCCTGTTTTTTTGGTACAAAGCCGAGAAGTTTCTCAACCTCTTCGGCATCTACTGATTCTCTACCACTAATGGTGCTCCAAGTAATGGATACACCACTGTTAGTCTGACCAGTAAATCCTTCTAACGCTGTCTTTAATGAATCTCTTTCATTAGACAGTTCCTTTATCTTTGCATCAAGTTGTAAATATTTCAAAGCGGATGTGTCAACCTCTGGGTTGTCTATGAATATCTCACCCTCTTTGATACGTTCTTTTTTTATACCAACGCATCCCATCTCGCCACTCTCATCAAAGTACTTGCAATAGGATTTGCAGTAACTCTGATCACGCTCAGGCTCTGGTGCATCTGCGCTCTCTTTAATAGCAGCAAGCCAGTTGAGAGCTTCCTCTGCCATCTTTGGATCATATGGTTCGCTATGAACCTTAACATCTCTTTCATCACCATCACGGGCGATGGCTACTAGATTGACAGTTTTAGGACTCCCCTTGCCTGACTTATCAAGTAAGTAGCCATACACCTGTACTTGCCAACGCTGTTGTAGCGATGGAAAGTAGGATAGATTTTTAACCTTAACGGTTTTCCAATCTATCACATCTCCTGTTTCAGGTATATATAAATCTATGTGTGCTTTCATTCCATTGTATTCAACAGATGTTTCAACCCAGTACTTCTCACTCTTTGGATCTGCAACTGTAATTGCTTCTTCAATAGCAGAGTGAATAGCTGTACCCATAATGGCAGCCAACTTCATCTCATTGTCATTGGTTTCAGGTTGATCGTTAAGACGATACCAAACCTTACGCCGGCAACCACCTAACTCTGATGGACCTATCTGTGTCTGTTTAGATCTAGCCCTACCAGCATCCTTAGCTCGTAGTACCTCTAACAGTAATTCTTTTGGATCTGTCACCTCTCACCCCTTGCTATATCTGCAAAAAATTTTACATCTTTTACATACCAATCAACAGCCTCTGGTGTGCGACCACCAATAGCCATCCATATCCAGGCAATTTCATCGCCCTTAATTTCAATATCTCGTGCAATCTGCTCTCGTAATTCTTTTTCTATTAGTTCCTTTTTCCAACCTTTTTTTGGGGGCCAAGCAACGCCCAAAGACTGTAAGGTTTCTTTAGTCCATCCACCATTTTTAGTACGGGCAGATTCAATCTTATCTTTTATCATATTGACATCCATCCTATATACCCTGCATCAGGGTTGTCTAGTAACCATTGCTGTCTCATTTTGTTTTGTTCCTCCCAGTTAGTATCACTACTTGCATTAACCTTTAATCCTTCTTCATAACCTTTTTCATAGGCCTCTGTTAAAGCAAACTTAATTGTCTTGTGCATAACTCCTACTTAGTAAATTGTGTCTTGACACTGACAGTGCCACCACACCAGATGTTGTATTGTATCGCTATATTGATAGCCTTTTTTGCAGCACTTGATGCTTTAGCGTGAGTCTTTGTATCACCATCTAGTGCTACTAAAGCACCCATTGCTAAAGAGCCACCAGAACCTATACCGTATAGACCTCTATCATCTCGCATATAACCGTAGTCATCACTGATCTGATAAAGATTTCCATTAAAACAAACTAAAGCATCCCAGCCTGAATCATCATCAGCTTTACCTTTAGGATTAGGATCATAACCTGCATCAGTTAAGGCTTGTTTAATAGATGGTAGAACTCTGATCATCATAAAGCGATCAGGATCTTGAGTCTTTAATACCTTAGGCGGTTGCCATAAGTTATTTAATATATCTCCAGCGAGTGCATCACCAGCAACAGCAATTAAGTATTCATTAATCTTAACAATTTTATCGTAGCCCTTAGCAACGTAAGGTCTATCTGTATAGGTAGTCATAGAGTCAGCAGCAATAACTGCCCAACCCTTACCTTGAATACCAACTATTGCCGTCACTGCATACTCCTTTTATCTTGGATTAATTGTAGCACCGCCCGTAAAAAATACTGGGATGTAAAGGCAACACGCCGTGAGTGCGATCCTTTCGGATTACTAGATCGGAAATGTGTACCATATGAGCCAAAGGCGAATTACAGATACGGTAACCAACCAAGGCGGCGCTGAAAGCGCCGAGGCGACTGACCACAGGAAGGAGCCGACCTGAGCAATATGTTCCGTCTACCAACCCTGCGAAAAAATAAAGAGAAACTACCAGATAAATTCGGTACGGACCTTAGGTCCTTAGGACCACTACACGCTTGTCCTTGTGGCTCTAAAGTATTCTCTATCCTAGCTACCTTTGATAACTTTGAGATCTCCTGGTATATGTTAGATGCAACCTGTGCTAACTGTGGTAACCTAATAATTGTGCCTTGTCCGGTAGATGATCCCGCTAGGGAAATTTAGGGCATAAAAAAAGAGGGGCGCAGTTAAGCGCCCCCCTTATATTGCCTCGCAGTAAACTAAATTACTCGGCTCCTACGCCGTAGGCTTTTTCAGTCTTATCTGCCCACTTAGCCAGTGGACCAGCGATTGAACCAATCAAGATTGCATACTCTGGTGCAAGATCTGCAGCAAGTGCAAGACCCATAGTTACTGCTGATGCTAATACTGCCCGTAGATAAGACTTAAATGCAGCCTTAGTCTTTGGGTCTTTTAACTTGTCAATTAGTTTATTCATATCCATCCTTACGGGCGAACTACACCCATTACTAGAGAGTATGGTCGTTTCCTAAGATACACACCATCCCCGTTTGATTGACTGCCTTTGGAACCACTGCTTGTATTACCCTCAATTACTTGAAGGTACTTCAACCTAGTGTTATTCCATTTGACAATTCCAACGTGGTCAGGCTCTGCATCTTTATCAAACTGGAAGAAAACAATATCTCCAGCTTGCGCTTGACCTATTGGAATCATCTTATTCTTATTGATAAACCACTTCAGTCCAGCATCACAGGAGGCAAAGCCTTTCTCTCCTTGTGCTGTAATCTTATTACCTAAATTCGCTTTGTTAAATACCCAAGATACAAACATCGCACACCAAGGTTGGTTGTTAGCACCATACCATTTGCCATACTTGTTATCATTATTGCCGGTCTCTCTGTTGCCTATCTCAGCCTTTGCTATCTCTACTACGCTCATCTTGTTAGTGACTCCTTTACTAGATCTGTTAAGAATTGAACCTTCTCCTCTAAACGGTTGACCTGGTCCTTGACACTTGATCCACCATTCGGTTTAAGTTCAGACAAATAGTATTTAACTAAGTGTCTTACTGTTAACGCTAGTGTTCCAACAAGTGTCGTTACTGCTACGGCAAGTCCTGCCCATTCATTAGGAGTCATAAGTCCTATACCAATCTGATAGTAGCAATCAACATTCCACCATATCCGGAGAATCTTCTATCGCTAGGAGTTTTATTTATAAAGTCAAGCTCTTCAATTAATCCAATGTATGACTCACCAGTTCTAAAGTCTTCAACTCTGACGGTATCGCCATTGTTTTCAACAGCCTCTAGCTGGCTCATACGGTCATATGCTGACCCTTCATACCCAACCTCTACGCCCATATTGTCACTCTCGTGGTCATAGCAGAACAGAGGGTATTGAATTAATCTTTGACGAGGCACTGCAGGCAGTGACTTAAGTTGGTATCCAGTAAAGAGTGGACCCTTAGATGAATCAGAAGATGATCTAGTTAAAGTAAATTTAAAGCCTAGATACTCTTGTGCTCCTACTGGGTATGGAATACCAATCTCTTGAACTATTCCCTCTTGTGCAAAGGAACCAATATTATATTCAGTATCATCATAGGCAATAGATGAGATGCCTAAAGCACCATCTGTAGTATCTATTCTAGGATTTAATAATTTAAACAGCTTACCTTCAAGGGTATTGTAACGAACAAAACCTGTCTGTAGATATCCACTTGCTACTTTAGTAGCATTAGATTCAATCCAGATACCATCTCCTGGTACACCAAAGACAACTCTATCGGTAGCACCAAGGAAGTCTGCAGAGACAGGGTTAACAGTCTCACCACTTGCATAAAGATCCCAAGCATAAGCAAAGACTAAGCTGTTAGGAACTATAGGTTGTTGTAGATCAATACGGATTAGACCTGACTCAGTACCTTGTAAGGTTGTTACATAAGCAAATCTATCTTTAAAAGTTACGCTCTTGCACTCTGTATCTACTAGTAATGGTCCGTATTGAATATCACCATCAGCAGATAGCACTGCAATTCTTACACCTTTACTAGTACAAAGAACTCCGTAGAGACCAAGGTATACATCAAAGGCATTTAATATCTCACCCTCTGGTAGATCAACTACAACAGTAGGAGCGTTTAGCTCTGGGAAACCTAGCGCATTAGTAGTAGCAGTATCTAA